CCGATGTGTCGCGCGCAGCCCCTGCGCTATTGATGCGATGTGATAGGCTTCCCGCGCAGCGGCGTGGGCCTGCCGGTAAACTCGTTCCGCTGCGGATTGCGCGCGTTCCATCTGCCCGCAGGCGATAGCGTCAATCATTTCGGCGTAAGCGGCGGTCGCCGTGGTTAGCGCGGACTCTGCCTTGCCAGCAAATAGGTCGAGGCCGCTCATATCGCACCCGACATGATGCCCGCCCAAAGCCCGACGAAGGCGAGGAACAGAGCCATTCCGCTGAGTTCGATGAGGTCTAGGATCATGTGCGGTCGCTCCTCTCTAAAGATCGGTGCTGCTGTTGCTCAAACGGCGTCGGCCATCTCGTCGTGGAAGCTGTCCACGATGTGCCGGTCGTAGTGCGCCTCAAGCTCGTTGATGATTGCCCCGTGAAGCGGGTCACTCGGGACAATCTCGCATTCGACGGGCCTGCCGCTCTTGGGGTAGCCTGTGAGATAGACCTTGCGAACGAACCACTGGCTGTTGCGGTCGATTTCAATTTCGACTGATCCCGAAACAAGGCCAGCCGTCAGGGCGTTGCCCGCGTGATCGGTGAAGCGGCGCAGGGGCAGATCGTCGAAGGAATAATTCCAGCGCATGTGATCCTCCTAAGCAGCGGTTAGTGCGCGACGGTCGCGGCGTCGGAAATTCCCCAGACACGCTTGCGATCCTTGGCGATCTGTTGCGCGTCCCATTCCCGAACACGCTGGGCGATCTGCTCGCCGGTTTTCATTCCCGGCGTACCGCGCCGCCAGTTGGTCAAGATCGGTTGGGGCGCATAGTTGAACGCGGCCTCTGCCAGAGCCGAGCGGGCCGAGGGCGGGAGTTTGTCGAACGCGCGCATCATGTTCTGCGGCGTCGTCCGGTATGAACCTTTGGAGTTGCTTGCCATCGCGGTCACTCTCCCGTGGTTAGCGCGGTCGGAATAAAGTGCGGGGGTTCTATTTCGACACCCCCCAGCCACGCTTCATATATCCGGCACCCCGGAGCGTCTCGGCCCACTCGCCAACTGTGAACTGCTCTGCGGGCGCGAAGCTGACCGGGGATTCTTCCTCCTTAAAGGTAGCGGCGGCCGGGCCGCCCATCTTGCGGACCATCGCGGCAGCGGCCTTCTTATCGAGGCCCTTCGCGAGAACCTGACCTGCGGCGGAAGTGACGGTGTAGGTCTTGGTGGCGGGCATCTGCCCCTCTAGGCCGTGAACCTTGGTGCCTTCGGTGATCTGCTGCATCTCGTCCTCCCGTGTGTGCGTCTCGATCTGATGGGTGCAGTTTATTTGCGTATCTCAAATAAGTCAACTGGAAATTTTGCGCTTTTCAAAAATAATTTTCGTGCGCCTTGCGAGCAATTGGAATTTGTGGGCAAATGGATCATTCAGGAAATTGGGGGGCGCATGGATCGTTCCGCAACCGAATACCTCTTGACTGAGGCCACGCAGGCCATGTGCCGGATGCTCCCTCGCGACCCTGAACACGCCAGAGAGGTGGGCGCCAGGGTGGCTAAACTGGCCGGGGTGCGGCCCCCCTACCGTCTGCACGGAATAGCCGCCCTGTGGGCATCTCTGGCCGTTTGCGCGGCCTTTGGAGTGGCCACTATTCGGGGGGCGACGGCCACAACAGACCCGCCGCACCGCACTTTTCATGTCGAATTGCTGGAAACGGTGGTCGGCCCGGACAACCCGCTACAGGTCCGCTTCACCAGCCACCGCACCAGGTTATGCAGGGCCGATCTGGAGCGGATCGTGCTGGACGCGGACGGTTCCCCCGTTCACGCCATACGGCGGTCCGGAATCGGACAGGCTGTCACAGCCGAGCCGATAACCCGCACCGTGCGGGTTCCGTTGCCCCATGGGCTTCCCGCGGGAAAATACACCTATCGCTACACGATTTATTCGGACTGCGGGGGTGACATCTTTGCGGACCAGGGACCCGATCTGCCATTTGAAATCAGGAACTAAGTCCGCGCCTTGGGCGGGCGACCACGGCGAGGGGTGGGCCTGGGCTGTTCCGGCTCTGGCCGGTAGTTGTACAGGGCGCGATTAAATTCGGGCGTGTTGTTCCGCGTCACGCCGTTGATGATCCAGAACGGATCGACGCCGAAGGCCTCCCATAACCCCACCAGGGCCTCATAGGGCACTTTACTGCGGCCGCTGAGATAGCCGCTCCATGTGCCAGCGTCATGGACCCCTGCGCGGCGCCCAATTTCTCCCTGCGTTAGTCCGGGCTGCGCTTGTTCCATCGCTCGGCACATGCGGGTCATCCGCGCGGCTATCTGCGGTTTTAATTTTTCGTCCGGGTCCATCTCGGCCACCGGCTAACACCTCCTTGTTGATCTTCAAATAACAATTTTCAACAATTATTTTGCGAACGCTTGACTTGTTTGAGAAACGCAAATAATCTGCACGCATGCGAAAGATGCAGACAGCCTCAGAGGCAATCGACGCGGTGGGCGGCACGGGCGCATTCGCCCGCTGGTACGGCGTTGACGATGCGACGGTTTCACTGTGGCGCACCCGTGGGTTCCCGGCGAGATCGTTCATTCTGATGGGCGAGCGGCTGCGGCAGGAGCACCGGATCGACGTTCCGCCGTCTGCTTGGAAAATGCTTGAGCCGGTGCGCGAATGACATCACCGGCACCCGCCCAGCTCGATCACCCGCGCGATCAGCGCGGCGGCACCAGCAATCAACGTCATCCACTCACGCACGGGCGGCACCTCCCGTTATCGCCTGCCGTAGCTCCCGTGCGTGCCACTGACCACGGCAGGCGCACCTCGGGGGCGGAGTACGCCACACGTTTCTCCGCCCCCGCCTTTCCACGCGAGGGTGGCGCGCGGTCCAGTGTTGTTGAGGAGTGTGTTTCATGGCTCATGGGTACGACGAACGAGCGTTCGCGCATAACGAAACGCTACGCAAGATTTCGCATGGCGCTGCAAGAATTTGCAGATGCCGCTTCGGCGCAGCCTGGAAGGGGCTTTATCCGTTCAAGGCTGCGGAAGAACTTGCACACCGCACCGGCTGTTCACTGCGAACAGCGTCCTATCAATTATCCGGCGAACACGAGCCGAGCGCGCGGTCGATTTGCGCGCTGGTCAATGAGTGTTTGCGGACTGAATAACCCCGCCCGGTCGAGCAATCCTTGCTCTTGGGCAATTCCGCCCTTTTGGGGAGCCGGTGATTTCTCGGGAAGGGCCGGGCGGGGGACTAATCCAAACATGGAGGCGTGTATGAACTTGGTATTGGCGACGACTGACGCAGCGCGCGCCCGCGTGACGGCTCGAAAGGAGTTGCGCGAGAGGCTTTGGAGGCCCGCCGTCATCAAGCCACCGGAACCTGAACCGACACCGCATCCGCCTGAACCGACACCGCATCCGCCTGAACCGACACCGCATCCGCCTGAACCGCAGCAGATCCCTATCACGTCGAGCGACAAGCCGCGCGAAATTGTCACCATCAAACGGGACGGCGCATTCGCGCCACCCGCAACCTTGGTGATGCGCGTCGTCGCGGAATATTACGGCACAACCGTTGTGCATATCACGTCGGAACGCAGGGCGCGGGTTCACGTCGGGCCACGGCACGTCGCGATGTATCTCTGCACGGAATTGACGGGTCTGAGCCTGCCTGCAATCGGGAGACAGATGGGCGGGTTCAACCACACGACGATCCTGCACGCGCGGGACAAGATTGCGAAGCTTCTGCTGTGGGATTGGATATTCGCGGACGAGATTTGGATGATCCGCAAGCGCATCGACAAACTGTATGGGGGCGACAATGCCAGTTGAATGGACAGCCGAGCGGCTTGAACTATTGCACCGACACGCAGGCGAAATGTCGTCTGACGCGCTGAGTAAATTCATCAATGAACAGACGGGGGCGTCGTTCACGCGCAACGCGATCATTGGCAAGAGGCATCGGTTAAAATTGCCGGGCTGCCCCGTCAGTATCTCTACTAGGCCACGGCGCTTGCCGAGCAAGCGTCTGCGCCCGGCGGTGCGCCTGCCGGTTTCTGTCGCGCCTGTGGAAAGCCTGAACATTCCGTTCATGGATTTAGAGGCGCACCACTGTCGATACATCACGTCGCCCGACGGTGCGCCTGCACTGTTCTGCGGTCAGCCTGTTCTATCCGATAAATGTTCCTGGTGCGCTTGGCATCACTCTGTTGTCTCCGAGTCTGTGAACGGTCGTCGCGTGGTGAGTTTCCGAAAAGGAAGGATAACACACTATGCCGCCGAGCAAGGACGATCTGGAATTTCAGCGTTGTATTGACGAACTGCGCGCCGTCTTGAAAAAGCTCGGCGTCAACCCGGACGAACAGCGCGGGCGGGTGAAGCTCGCGCAATGTCTCGCCGTCATTGCCGGTTCGACGGAGAACGCGGCGTGACGCTTGGCCTGTATTTCGGCAGTCGGCTTCTGGTGTCGGTCGTGCCGGATCCGTCCGGGCTTTATCGGGTGAATTGGCCCGACCGCGAACCATCCGACATCGCCAACCTCTCGCGGTGCTGTGACGCGGCGCGGGAATGGGCGGAGCGAAGCGTGCTGCTCGACCGAAAACAGCCTGTTGCTCGACATTTGAAATCGTTGGCGAATTTTTCGTGGAGGCCGTTACCTGTAAGGCGGAAGGCGGGTGCATGACGGAATACCGCCTGCCTATGCCGCCGAGCGCAAACAACGCCTATTTTAATCGCCGTGGTGGTGGCCGCGCGCCGTCTGCCGCCGCCAAGGCGTTCAAGGATCAGGCCGCGTGGGAACTGCGGGCGCAGAAGGCTTCGCCGTTTGACGGGCGGGCCATCGTGCATATCGACCTGTCGGAAGCCGAGTGCTCGCCGCTATCGGATTGCGCCAACCGCGAGAAGTTGGTGACCGACGCGCTGGTGGACGCCGGCATTCTCCAAAACGACAACATGAAACACGTCAAGCGCGTCTCGATTGGCTGGGAGCCTGAGATACGTGGTTGCAGGGTGAGGTTGGAGCGCGCATGAGCGGATACGTCGCCATTCATCGGCAAATATTCGAGAGCGATATTTTCGCTCAAGAACCATTCACCGAGCGGGAGGCATGGGTTTGGCTGATCGCGGAAGCCGCATGGCAGGATCGTCGCAAGCGGAGCGGTCAGGCCGTCGTCAATCTCAGGCGCGGACAGTTGGCACACTCGCGACGGTTCATGGCGAAGGCGTGGCGTTGGACAGACAGCCGCGTGTATCGGTTTCTTGAAAAATTGAGTGCGGACGGCATGTTAAAAATCGAACCACTGGCGAACCACTCAACGAGCATCATAACCATATGTAATTACGACAAATATCAAAAGGACCGAACCAGCAATGAAGCTAAAATCGAACCAGCAGCGAACCAAACTATAAGAAGGGAAGAAATAATAGATGATGATGATGATGGTGGTGGACCCGCGCCGCTGGTCAGCCGGGAGGCCATCAATCTCGCCAACGAGGTCGCCGTCGTTTGTGGGCACGATCCCGAGTTCGTCCCGCCGTCGTGGATGGGTGCTGCCTGGACAGCCCAAAAATGGATCAACGGGGGCTGGAGCGCGGCGGCGATACTGGCTGCCTGCAAGGAGGCGATGGCGAAGAAACGCGACGGCCCGCCATCGCGCATCGAATATTTTGAGAAGCCCATCGCCCAGTTCATCGCTCGTCAGGCGGCACCGTTGCCGCACGTTGAAATCGTAAAAGGAGAAACAGTCCATGTCGTTCAAGGGTTTGGTCAACAAAATCAACGAGGAAGTCTCACCGATGCCGCGCGCCGGCTCGCTGCCAGTTTTGCCGAAAATCGACCCGGAAATAGCGGCGCAACGGGCGGCAATATTGTTCGGCTGCTACCGGAGAGCCGACGCGAATGATCCTGACGTTTACGCTGCTGCTGTGGCAGCGATTCTTTCCGAATACGACGAAGAAACCGTGATCGCGGTGACCGATCCGCGCACCGGCATCGCCCGAAGGTCAAACTTTCTGCCGACGATCAACGAGATCGACAAGGCGTGTGTCGAACGGCGGGCGTTCCACCAACGGCGCGATTGGCTTGTGTCGAAGGGTTGGCGATTCGAGGGCGGAAATTGGATAAAACCGGAGGCCGCATGACGGGCAAAAACGAAACCGCGTTCCTCCTGCGGCTGAGCAAGCGCGACAGAGAGCGGGTTGAGCTGCTGAGCGAGGTTTACGATTTCCCGATCTCCGTTGTGCATCGGGCCGCACTGCGGGTCTTGTTCTCTCTCACCGGATTGCCTGACGACGAGGGTGATATCACCCCAATGTTATAATTGGTTTTATAGATGGGGGTCGGCTTTGACGGTTATCGCATTCCGCCCGCGCGACCGGGCAATCCAAGAGGCCCGCGCCGCAGAGCTTCCACACCGAAAAGAGTACGCAAACCCGTCCGACCAGCGGATTGGTTCACCGCTTGGTAGGGCCGCGATCATGGGGCTTATCAACCAGGCGGAATTTGACGCGGGCGTTCGTTGGGGCGAGTGCCACAGCGACTACATCAACACGATCACCTCCCCGGAGGATCGGACGCAAGCGACATGCGAGCGCGCCGTTGATGAGTACATGCGGGGCATCCACATCCTCGAAAAGCATCCCAAGCGGGTGTTCCACGCGGTGATGGCCTTGGCGGCATACGGCGAGGACTGGGGTGATCTGGAATACGTCGCGCGGGCTGCTCAGATCGGGTTCGACGCACTCGCCAGAGAATTTTGAGTCGCGCGAGGCCGCCCGCCACCCTTTGCATAACGCGGGTGCATGACGGGTCCGGACGGGATAGCCCGCATGAGACGCGGGGGAAGGCCGAATATCAGAGGCTGAATGTCAAACACGTGCGAGAACTGCAAGCACTACCATTCGACCAACCCCAATGAGGGCGCCTGTCGCCGCTTCCCGCCGCAGGCAGCGGCCCCGAATTATTTTCAATTCCCGGGCGTTCGCGCCGACATGAATTGCGGGGAGTTTCAAACAGTTAAGAACGAAAATGGCAGGAAACAACGGAACAAGGCGCGGCCCGGCAAAGAATAAGCCGTGGTCCGATGCTTTGCGGCTCGCGGTGAACGAGAGCGGCCCCGATGGGCTGAAGAGGCTCCGCAAGATTGCCGAGGCGTGCGTGAACGCTGCCGAGGCTGGCGATATGCAGGCAATGCGCGAGATTGGCGACCGTCTCGACGGGAAGCCAGCGCAGACGACCGATTTGACGGTGCGCCGCGCGATTGCCAAGGAATTGGCTGACGATGAACTTGCAGATATCGCGCTCGGAGGCGGCGAGGGAGCTGCTGACGAGGCGGTCGGTCCGTCGCAGCTTAACTGAGTTTGCCCGCCTATGCGGGTTTGAGCCGGCCCGGCATCATCTGCTGTTGATTGACGCTCTTGAGGCCGTAGAGCGCGGCGACCTCGATAACTTGGCGGTGTTCATGCCGCCCGGTTCTGCGAAGTCAACGTATTCGAGTGTTCTGTTCGCGGCGTGGCTGATGCAGCGACAGTTGGCGAACGTCCTGGCCGCATCGCATACGACCGAGTTGGCCGAGAAGTGGGGCCGGCGGGTCCGCAACCTGATAGCCGAGCATCGCTTGGTTCTCGGGATTGACCTTGCGCAGGACAGCCAGTCGGCGGGCCGCTGGTCGCTAACGAACGGGGCGGAATATTACGCGGCCGGCGTCGGCACTGGCATCGCTGGGTTTCGCGCCAAGTTCGGATTGATAGACGACCCGATTAGGTCGCGGCAGGACGCCGATAGCGAACTGATACGGGATCGTATCTGGGATTGGTACATAAACGATTTCAGAACTCGCCTTGTCCCGAATGCGCGCAAGTTGCTCATTCAGACGCGCTGGCATGAAGACGACTTAGCGGGCCGCGCGCTCAACCACGAAAAATGGCACGTCATATCGCTGCCGGCCGTAGCTGAAGATGGCGACCCGCTAGGGCGGGCCGTTGGCGAGCCGCTATGGAGCGACGACGACTACGGTTACGGTCAGCAGCTTCTCGACCTGCAGAAGACGACGCCGGCTCGAACGTGGTCTGCGCTGTATCAGCAGCGCCCGGCGCCGGAAGATGGTGATTTCTTCCGGGCAGAATGGCTCAAAGCATACGAAACGATACCGGCCCGCGAGACGCTGCGGGTTTATGGCGCGTCTGACTATGCGGTGACGGCAGACGGTGGCGATTACACGGTTCATGTGGTCGTTGGGATCGACCCCGAGGGGCGGATGTACCTCCTCGACCTCTGGCGCAGGCAGGCGGCGTCTGACGTTTGGATCGAAGCTTTCTGCGATCTGGTTTTGAAATGGAAGCCGCTCGGCTGGGCGGAGGAACAGGGGCAAATCCGTGCTGGCATCGGCCCGTTCTTGGATCGCCGTTCGCGTGAACGTCGCGCTTATGTCGCTCGGGATCAGTTTCCTACTCGCGGCGACAAGGCGGTCCGGGCTCAGTCTATCCGTGGCCGTATGGCCCTTAACGGATTGTACGTCCCATTCGGGGCGGGATGGTATCCCGAACTCCGATCAGAGATCTTGGCCTTCCCCGCCGGAAAGCACGACGACCAAGTGGATGCACTAGGGCTCGTTGGGCAGTTGCTTGACAAAATGATCGCCGGCGCCAAGGCGCGCCCGGTTGACAAACCACGGCGCGACCGCTGGGACCGCGCATTCAATCAAGACGAAGGCGTTGATAATTGGAAAACGATGTGAACGCCGAACAGGCGGACGGCACGCTTAGCGTTGCCGACCTCTGCCGCATGTTTGAAGAAGCCGAGGAGGCGACCTATACGGCCAGGCAGCTTGCCGAGCGTGACCGTGATTACGTCGATAACAAGCAACTGACGGCCGACGAGGAAGCCACACTCAAGAAGCGCGGCCAGCCGCCGGTCATCATCAACCGCATCAAGGGCAAGATCGAGTTCCTTGTCGGGATGGAGAAAGAACGCCGCGTTGACCCGCGTGCGTTTCCGCGCACCCCGAAGCACGAACAGGATGCTGACGGCGCCAGCCAGGCGCTTAAATACGCGCTCGACGAGCAGCGGTATGACGTGAAGCGTTCCGGCGTTTGGCGCAATCTCTGCGTTGAGGGCTCGGGCGGCATCGAGGTTGCTGTCGAAGACGGATATGACGGGCCGCAAATTGTGCTGCGCCGGGTTGCGTGGGATCGCATGTTTTACGACCCGCACAGTTCCGAGCCGGACTTTTCCGATGCCGGATACAAGGGCGTCGTGGTCTGGATGGACTATGACGACGCGGTTCTGAAATACCCCGATGCCAAAGAGGCGCTTGACGCCACGATGGCGGAACGGGGCAACAATTCCGACACGTTCGACGACAAGCCGAAGTGGCGGCTATGGGCCGACAAGAAACGCAAGCGCGTTCGGGTCTGTCAAATCTGGATTCGGCGTGACGATCAGTGGCATTTCGCGGAATTTACCAAGGGCGGAATCCTCAAGGCTGGTCCATCGCCGTATGTGACGGACAAGGGCGAGAGTGACGACGCACTGGTTTTCGCGTCGGGGTATGTTGATCGGGAAAACAATCGCTACGGCATCGTGCGGGAGATGATTTCCCCGCAAGACGAGGTGAACAAGCGCCGCTCCAAGGCGCTGCATCTCTTGAACACGGCACAGGTCTTCTACGAAGACGGCGCGATTGACGATATCGAGAAGTTCCGCAAAGAGGTCGCGCGGCCTGACGGCACGCCGAAGGTGAACCCAGGCGCATTGCGGGATGGTGCGGTCAAGGTGGAAACCCGCGTTGACCTAGCGACAGCGCAGTTCCAACTCCTACAGGAAAGCAAGAACGAGATCGACCTTCGCGGGCCAAACGCCACGATGATGGGCGAGAAGGCGCAAGGGTCCAGTTCTGCGTCGGGCAAGGCCATCATTGCCAGCCAACAAGGCGGCATGATGGAGATTGGCGAGTTGCTGGACAACTTGCGCGACTTGGATATTCGCGTATTCCGCAAAGTGTGGTGGCGCATCCGTCAGTTCTGGACCGCTGAAAAGTGGATCAGGACCACGGACGATGAGCGTAACATCAAGTGGGTTGGCATGAACGTCGATCCGATGCAGATGCAGGCGTTGCAAATGCAGGTGGAACAAAACCCGGAGATGCAAAAGAAGATCGCCGGCATGGTGCAGAGTGTCGCGGAATTGGACTGCGACATCATCATTGACGAAGTGCCCGACAGTGTGACCCCGGCCCTTGAACAGTGGCAGGGGTTGGTTGAACTGGCGAAGGCCGGCATCTCGATCCCGCCTGACGTGTTGATCGAGGCGGCGCCGAACCTGAAGAACAAGGATAAGCTGCTGGAGCGGATGAACCAGCCGAACCCGCAGGTGCAGCAGGCGCAGCAAATCCAGACGGCAGGCGCGATGGCTGAGGTTGAGGAGACCAAGTCGCGGGCCGCGCTCAACATGGCGAAGGCCAGGGGCGAGATGATGCCGGACGCGCCGGATATGCCGATGCATCGCGAATTTGAAATCCCGCCCCAGCTTCAGATGGCGAAGGCGGCTGCTGATATTGATTACGTCCGAGCAAACACGGAGAACAAACAGGTGCAGACTGCATTGCTGCCCGCCAGGGCCGCGCATGACGCGGGCATGAAGCAGGCGCAGTTGCAGCAGAGGAGCTGGCAGCCGCAGAGGCCTGCCGCGTAGTTAGTGCCGCCGCCGGGCTACGGGCGAACGGGCCGCCTCCGTCAAGGGCGTATGTGACCTTTCACAGAAACAGGACATCATGGAATCGCTGGACAACATCTTGTCCGGTAAGGGCGAAACTGCGCCTGCACCGGAAGTGAAGGAAGCTGAGGTAACGCAAGCAACCGGGGCGGAAGCCCAGGTTGAGACGACCGAGACGCCGGACGACGACACGCCAAGGACGGGGATGGTCCCGCACCAAGCGTTGCACGCCGAAAAGCAGAAGGTTAAGCGTTACACGGAACAGGTTGCGGAGTTTGACAAGACCGTAAACGGCCTGAAGGAACAGAACGCAGCACTGCAACGTCAGATGACGGAGATGCTACAGCGCATCCCCGTCCAGCAGCAGCAGCCTCAAGAGCCGCCCGACTTTTTTGCCGATCCTGAGAGGGCCACCCGTTATGTGGTCGCCCCGCATCTGGAGCAATTCAGTCAGCAGCTTCTTGCCATCGCAAAAGATAACGCCATCGTTCGTTTTACCG